TCTTTGTACATCCTCTGAAACATCCGCTTTTGGATATACTGTCAACATCCGGGAAACCGAATTGATATGGTTGGAATATTCTCTTAAAATAATAAAACATAGGCATATAAGCTGACGGCAATTTTACTCCGGCTACTATACAATTCCATCTCGGTTGAGACGTCATATTTGAACAACCGCTGAATGTACTCGTGCAACTGTCTATATGTTTCAGTACCCCCGATTCTATATAACTGTTATCAGTTCCCGTAGGTCCGGATTTATTCACGGTTACATCACCGAAAGCATATTCTGCCGATTGTAAATTGCTGCACCCTTCAAACATGCTATTGATATTCACTGTCACCGAATGTTCGGGCGGTGTGATAGGACTGCCCTGCGAACCTGCTGTCCTCAAATTTTTACACCCACTGAAACAGTGCGTATAAGTGCTACATTGCGGAGAATCAGAGAACAAAGACGATGTTATGGTAGTCAGACCACTATTTTCAAACATGCTTGACGCACTTCTGATATCTGGAATTGTAACACCGCTTATATTCAACAGACTTGTACAACCGTAGAACATCTCGTCGCATCTCGTTCCTCCATTTGTCGAATAATTGAACGCTCCAGAACTTACACTTGTCAAATTGGTACATTGATAGAATGCCTGTGCCAGCGACAACTCACCCACGGTTCCGGAAAACAGATTGCTCGGCAATGACGATACACCCGAAAGATTGCAGAAACCGTATGCATTTATCGTTTCCCCCGAAAGATATTTAAATGATATTCTGCACGGTGACTGTAAATTGGAACAACGAGAAAACATGTAGATACATGTGTTTATATTCGTCGCTCCAATATCGTTACTTATGCTTGACATTCCTGTACATCCAGTAAACATATAATTCAAAGATGTCTTGTTACTTGACGTCCTTAATTGTCCACTTACAGAGGAAATATTACTGCATCCATAGAAACAATAGGAGTAATCACTTATCGAGTTTCCTCCAAGCACGCTTGACAAGTTCACCGAACCGCTCAATCCACTGTTTCTATATGTGCTCACAAACGTACCACTTGTTATAAAATCAAACAATCCTGCCGGAACGCTTCTCAAGCTGCTGCATCCGTAAAAGAATGAATCTGCCGAACCGCTCATAAGACTTGTAGTCCAGCTTACAACCGATTCAAGACTGCTGCAATCTTGGAAGGCTCCCTTTCCCCATGACGTTCTCACATCCTCAGTAAACCACTTGATTACTCTCGTCAAACAATTCTGAAAACTTGAAAATCCATTTGCACTCCATGATAAATTGGCAGACATCCCATTAAAATCGAACAATATTATCTTTGTTCCTCCGGAACTGTAGGTGTGCGAACTTGTTCCTAATGTCTGGTCTCCGTCTCCCCATTTCACACGCAAATTGTTAAGTCCAGTAGAGGAAGTGTTAAGTACGGGCAGCGCTATGTTCGTACCGTTTGACACCCTTACTTCCAATACCGCACCGTCTTCCATTATTATGTCAATCGTCTTGCTGAACTCTTCCGGTCCTACTGTGTAACTTCCGCTCTCCGTAAAGTAATTCTGACTTGTTGCCACCCACGCATAGGTATCGTTACACGGAACCATCCATGATACGGTACCGTTCGAGCTTGTCACACCCGAACTTATATTGTCTTCCACTGTCACGCCCGAAATAGGAGAACCGCTCTTTGTACGCACATTATATGTAACCTGGCACTTGTTGCGCGTCATTACGACGTTAACATATTCGTCGCTATTGCTTATGCTTACAGAACCGTTCTGGCTCTGATATCCGGCTTTTGACGCCTGCCAGCTTAATGTCTGGGGCGGCACGTATGTTCCGAATACCGCATGCCCGGCTCCATCCGTGTTCTTTACCGTACCTCCGCATACAATACGCACTCCTCTTATGGATATCCCTTTCTCGTCCACCACGTCGAAAATAACTTTATAGGTATTTACACCAAGAACTATCGTTGCGTTTGTATCATATTCCCCTACCGATACAAACGTACTGTTCTCGTTATATTGGGGAAGCTTGCTTGCCGTGGCCGTACCGGAACTTCCTGCCTCCACATTGAAGGTCGTATATCCTTGTCCATCGGAATATTGCGTCATTCCGTTAAACGTCACCTGTGCCCCACTTATGCCTATATTGCTGCCGTTGACAACCTGTATTCTCACATTCACCCTCTTTACGGTAAAATTGATAGGAACACGGGTGTCCGAATTGTACACGGTAAACGAATTCACCACGTCATAACAATAAGGATATTTTGCCACATAATCGTATGTACCCGAAAACAATTGCGTAGATACCAACCCTAATTCGTTCGTCGTCAATTTTTCGCTTTGTCCTACAATCTCGATTGTCGCCCCAGAAGCCTGCGCACTTCCTATAGTCGCCTGGAACGTCACGTTGAACGGCACGGATGCCTTTTCTGCCATCTTTATAGTATAGGCATTGTCTCCTGCCGTTATGTTCACGTTCCCCTTTGCCGGGTTATAGTCCTGGTGAGACGCGCTCCACTCCCACACACCAAGTTCAAGCGTCCAGCTTGCCGCGATACCGTTGTTGTTGGAATATCTCGTTTCCCCGTTTATCGTCACTACCGCATTACTAATAGGGTCGTTCGTTTCCACATCCAATACCGTTACCGTCAGTTTTCCGGTCTGCTTAACAAGGTCTACTGTTATGGCTAAAGGCTGGTTTATCAATACTGCCGTTCCTGTTCTCGGCTCATACCCCGTTTTTGTCACATTCCACGGATAACTGCCCGGCACACGGTTAAAGACTGCGTTTCCGCTCGCGTCCGTATTGACCGTTTGTTCATCCTCCCCTACACCAAGCACTACGGGCTGGTTCTTAACGGGTTGTCCGCTCATTCTCACGGTAAATATGATGTCGTAGGTAACAAGCTTTAATTGCACGTCCACTCTCTTGTTCTCCCCGTTCACCGTCACAACACCTTGTTTCGTATAATATCCTTCCTTCTGTACGGTCCAGTTATAACCGCCCGATATACGGACAAATTGCGCCTGCCCTCCACTCGTACTTATTGATTCCGTACCTACAGTAACCAAAGCATCGTCAAGCGGTGTATTGTTATCGTCCGTAACATAAAAATCAATCAGATAGCCTATCTGCACCAAGTCAACTTCTACCGTCACGTCCTTATCCACGACTTCCACCGTTCCTTCCTGCCCGTTAAATTCCGTCTTTGACACCTTCCAGGCATAGGAACCTGCCACCTCTACAAATGTCACAACCCCGTTTCTTTCCGTCTGTAGGGTTGTGCCGTTAAAAGTAACATCCGCTTTCGCTACGGGCAACCCGTTGCTTCTCACGACAAAGTTTATGTTGTATTTCGGTATGGGATTGAACTGTATGTCTATAACCGCATTTCCGTATATGGTAAAATCCTTTTCCACGGTTATATATCCTTCTTTCACGACCTTATAATGATACGTTCCTGCCGGATATATAAACCCGGTTGCAAGTCCCTGCGCATTCGAGCTTCCAGTCTGGTTAGGAATATCTTCACCCGTCACTAATACAGATGCACCCGATACTGGCTCCACACCGTCCCTTATACGGAAAGTCACGTTATAGTAGGGTATCTTTTCCATCTCTATTTCTATGTTGGTAGAATCCACTATTTCGGCATTTCTTCTTACCGTATAATAGTCCTCGTATTCTGCCACATATTCATATATACCGGGAAATACCTCAAATGTCACTATACCGTTGCTTCCGGTATATTGCACCTTTCCTGCAAAGGACACTTTCACGTTCTGCATCCAGTCTTTTGTCTCCTTGTCGCGCACAAAGAACGTAACCACCCGTTCATAGGCGGCTCCCATTAACTGTACATATTCTACAGCATCCTTATCCACTAATAAGGAGTTTTCCACGTTTTCAAAGTTTTCGGCTTCCACCTCGTAATACCATTGTCCGCGCGGTAACGTTATCTTTGCCTCACCGTTAACGTCCGTTATCAGTTCTTCACCGTTTACTGTTATCTTCGCATTGGGTATGTACTTATTCCTGTTTGAAAACACCTTGAACAATATCTGATATTCTTCCTCTCCTACATAAGGACGTATCAGTTCACTGCCGAATATGTTCTTATATCCAACAAGGTAGTTTTTTAGGAATGTCTCTACAGTAAATTGTCTCTGATATGCGTTGTTCTTGTAATAGGCAGCTATAATGTCACGCTCACCCAAATATCCTTGTGAAAACGGCAGATATAAAGGTTTCACATGAAAATCGTATATATATACATACGGGTGATTTCCGACCGTTCTTTCTTGGATAAATATAGGTGCGATATACTTCATTCCCGGCATTATCGACAAAGCACGCCCAGACGGGAAATTAAGTGCAGGCGCTTTCAAAAACTTCTCGTTCGTTGACAGCAGTATTCCTTTTATGTAGTAATACATGCCGTCATTCTTTATATCCAAATATTCGTTTTCATGGAACCAAAGGGAACTTCCGGTTATCTGTCCGTTTTCCAATATTCCCATAGACAACGGCTCTCCGTCTACCGTCTCGTACCCAGCTACTCCAAACTTTAGGTTTTCATTGTCCGTAGCCGACACTTTTACTTGCAATGATATTTCGTAGGATAGGTTCGGGTCTATGATTATAAGCTTGTCCAGGTCAACCCTTCCGTCTATGCCCACGGCTTGATTGCCAAAAAATGTCATAGCGTTGAATATCTCTCCATTATCCCCGTTTTCGTCCTGCGTTATGCTTATACTTTCCGGTATCAATAGAGGATAATTATTCAAATCCTCTACTCCTTTTGTATATTCATACGCTTTTGATACATTCATTACCGTATTCGTCCGGTCACATGTAGGCGAACTGTGTCCCATCGCCCACCCCGTAGCTTCCGGTCTCAACAAGGCAAATATAAACTCATCCAAAGAATTGTATCTTATCAATCGCAACAATTCACCCAATATCTCACCTTCTTTACTTATGATGTCAAGCCTTCCGCGTTTTGAATATTCTTCCAGGTAATTGTAGAATAGATATTTCATCTGTTCCTGGCTGTCCACCATGTTAATAACAAGACCCCTGTTCTGAATGAACATTTCAAAAAGAATCTGATTTGTATCTATCTTCTTGTATTGTCTTGCATACAATACTATCAAGGCGAATATATGGGTTATAGTTCCCCAAAAGGCACGGAAATCCTCGTTCTCTTTCTTTTTTAGGAACGTAGGCAAAATTCCCCTTCCTTCCAGTTTTTCGAGCACGTTTTCTGCCCACCGTATCACTTCCTTGTCGTTTTCCTCGAAAAAACGACTGAAAGGCAAATTATCATATATAGGTGTGGACTGGGGTAAAAATAATCCCCCACACGGGTTTTCTTTCTTTTTTCTTGATTCCAGATTCATAACGTTATAACACAATTAATTGCACCGTAAAAATACTATTATTTTGGATATTACGAAAACAAACACGACGAAAAAATACTGTAGAACCGTTCCACTACCTCAATCTCCCTCGTCAAAGACCAGTCCATAACGATAGAGGCCCTAAAGGTAGGGGTGTGGGTGAGTGATGAATGGAGTGGTGGAGATGCTGTCGCCGTTACAAGAAAAAATTCATATACTGGGTTAGTGTATTACAATAATATAACAAGTTCAGAAGTAACAGAAAATAAAAGATATCCAAGCTCTTCTTGTTCTATGGTCTTGACTTACAATACAAATGACAGCTCTGTAAACCAAGATGTTCCGCAAGGTAAAACAATTATTTCTTTGGGAATAGACCCAGATAATTTTTTATATACACGTACGAGTGTTTTGACTCCAGGACTTCCTAAGGACTTTAGTGATAACAGATTGTCGGGATATTATTATATGCAAGGAAGCTTGTATCTCAGTAAAAGTTCTGACGGTGATTTTCAAAATATTGTAGGAACCTTTCTCAGTGATTCTTCTGCATATAGAATAACATGGATGGAATTTAATGTAAGACGTAGAAGTCTAAATTATCTCAAAATTGATGTTTTTGGCCAAGCAGATAATTGGATATTTAATTTTAGCAATAATTATTCTATACGCAATTCTATCACACAACTTTTTACAAGAGACGAATCAGATATTATACATAATGAATATTCATATGATAACTGTTATATTACACCGATATATAATTCAGCAATCAATCTGGTAAGATTTAAAATTAACTCATGGAGCATAGGTAGCGGTACAGCAGGTTATCAATTCGACATATATTCTTCGGTGACAGTTTCAAAAGTATTCAAAATCCTTTTTTATAAAAAACTACATATTGATTATAAAAATAGAATATTAATAATATTAGGTTTCGGCCCAGATTCATCTGCTACATCAAACCCTGGAGGAATTAATATGGTTGGGATACTTATATTTAGAGGTGCTCCTACATGGAATTATATAGATGATAGTCAAGGAAATAATTTTTGGTTTTTTTACAATAATATTCCTTCTGCAATTACAGATGATTTTGGTTTGAATGCTTGGGTAACAACAGATATGAAGACACTGATGTATTGCAAAAGGGGGAATTACGGAATAGGGAAAGGTATTAATACAGTTACAAGTTCAAATTCACTTTTTAGCGTAAATATTGGTTGGAATGAGATAGCTACTTATTCCATTAACGATAGCTCTACAGCAGATTTGAGAAATACACTTGCAAATTATTATGTACTTGAAATTCAATTTAATAAGAATGAAAATAAAATGATTGTTCTCTGTAACGATACAGTAGGAGCACAAGGAGGAAAGACATTAGACCAATATATAGAAGGTATTCATCCAACTCATTTATTTACATTTGTGTATAACGGTAAAAAATGGGTAAATATACCTTATAGTACATTAGGATTTACTAATTTCTGGAATAAATATATATCCTCTGGAAGTTCTGGTGCAAAATACAAACCATTCTTTAATGTCAATCCTAATTATCTTGGTTCTTGGGATATGAGTTATTCCTTCCCTTCATATAACGAAAATATGACAGCTTATTACGCTAAACTGACTTTCGGAGACTAATAAATAAGTGTTCATATTAATTAAGGTAACTATATACCTAAACATTCTTGATGTAAATAGTATATAGTTACCTAATTTATTTATTCTCCGAAACTCAAATTATATCTATATGCGTTAAACGGTTCATTTCCTCCAGGATACATGAAGTTAATTTCTCTATTTACAAAATTGATTAAAGGTTTGTAAATATTACCTTTACCTCCAGATGCAGAGTTGCTATAATCATTCCAAAGTGTATCTCCTCCTATATAAGAACTATTTAATCTGACAAATTTTTTCTGATTTTCCACCCAAATAAAATAAAGTATTATATCCGGTTGAATACCTTCTGCATAACTATATGTAGAGCTTGGGTCTGTAAATGCACCTTTTGAAGAATTTCCAAGAACCATTATTTTATTGGAGTTATTGCTGAATTGAACATCTAATATATAATAGTTCTGACAAGCATTTAAGATATCCGTACCTCCTCCTTCCATTTCATAAGAAACTCCAGTCCAGCCATTTTCTCCAAAAAGGGCTGATGAACCTTTTATGGTATGCAATCCTTTAGAAAATCCTTGGTAATTAGCTTCATTTAATGATATATAGAATAACCATTTTAAATCTGGTGATACCCAATAATCACCACCTATTACAGAAGTAATCGCAGACGGGATATTGTAATGACAACTCCAAGAACTAACTAACACTAAATTATCCCCATACTGTCCTACAAGACCTTTCCATATTCCGTAATAAAATTTGGCATGCGTATCTCCATATGACCTATCTTGTGACTTTACCAATATGATTACTCTTATATTATCTCTTGCCAATACCAGCCACCCCATATGCTCCACTCTACCTTCATTTGAGTAAGGATAACCGGGCAAATTTAAATAACTAATCAGATATTTATGTTCATATCCCGTTGGATACGCTTCAACTCTTACTATAAAAAAATAGGAGTTTCCTTGATTTCCAATAGCATAAGAATATATTCTTTCTCTTGAAGAATATATTGTACTAATAACAGAAGCATATTTTCTTATAGAATAATTATTAAAATATTTATACTGGTCGCTTATTGAATTGGTAGTATTAAACCAAGATGATTCATGAAGCGACCAAGTAGTAACAGACGTATTAAATCTAAAAATTTGATTTACTCTCCAATATATTACAGAATTAATTAAAAAATATATAGATGTAATTACAGAATCTTCTCCACTGATATAATATTTGGGAGAACTTACTGACACACCTAAAAAATTTGCATCATATAGTAAATAGGATGAAGTATCACTATCCCATATATTAACATCATTAGTTTTATATAATTTGGATACACAATGATATTTAAAACTACTGGCATATACATAAACAGAATGTCCAACCATCTCATCATATGGTACACCACCACTTAGACTGTAATATACCGGATATACAACACCAAAAGAGTTACTGATAGCATACAACTTACTTTCTTCACTTGGTAAATTTACAATACCCGTATAAGCTCCTTTATATGGTTTGTAATAATCATTTATATACGAAGAATATTGTTCTACTCTTCTGTTCGTCACCCACACCCCTACCTTTAGAGCCTCTATTGTTATGGACTGGTCTTTGACGAGGGAGATTGAGGTAGTGGAACGGTTCGGATAGTTCCATGTTCCTGTTCCGCTCGCTCCCCATGTTGTCGTACCTCCTGCTTCCCACCAGTAGTTGCCCGGCTTTATCTTCAATACCACCTGTCCGCTCGAATTTGTAGTGCCGCTATATGCTGTGCTGGTGTTGTTGCTTGACAGCTTCACTATACATCCACTTCCTACGCTTGTTCCTGTATTCGCGTCCTTTACGGTTATCGTTATCGTCACCTCACTTGGTACCAGCTTGATTGTAAAATTAGAGGTGTTCGTGTTCGTCGTGTTCAGTGTCACGTATCTTGATGCACTTACTACGTATCTATTTGTCAGTCCAGATATATATACTGTCGCCTGTCCTGCACTGTTTGTCGTTACAGTCTGTACTGCACCATCTCCTGCGCCTCCAACAACATTACTACCGTTTATACCATACATCTTTATTGTGGCTCCATTTACAGCCGCATTTGTATAGCTGTTCTGTACAGTCACTACAATACCCTTTATCGCATACGAACATAAAGGCGCTGAACTTGTGACACCCGGTATATTGTTAAAGTTGTACGTAGGAGTGACAGAATATACGGAAGCAGTGTTGGTAGAACTTCCGGTTCTGAAATATGTCGCTACTGCCGTACTTATTGTCGTTGCTATACCTGCAATGTACGTGTAGCTTCCTACATCATAATATGTCGCACCCGATTTTACCAAAGTTACTGTTGTCGCCACTCCTCCAGTGGTATATACTGGCTTCAATAAAGTATTTACGGCCCAATATTTGAATGCCGTTCCTGTAGCTGGTGTTTGGAAATAAAATACATTACCTACACTCTTCGTCAATCTCGTTGCATTTCTTGTGTTCGCTGATAGAGGCATTGTTATCGTTCCCGTACTTGATACCCAATAGCTCGTACCACCACCCCATGTTATGTTATAATTCCCAGCTATCATTGGACCGAACGTCACCTGTCCGCTACTGTTTGTCGTTCCTGTAAAATTGATTGACGATAATTGCGAATTCGTCATTGTAACCGGACATCCATTCGCATTTCCTTTTACTGCTCCTTGATAGTAGTCCTTTATGGTGAATGTTATAGAAGAACTTGTCTCGCTCATTTTCAGATTAAGCGGACTTGCTTGTGTAGATGATAACGTACCGGATAACGCATTGTAATTTGTTTTCGAGAATGAGTAGCTTCTACTTATACCACTTCTGTATACAGTCCAGTTACCGCTACTATCTGTCGTTCCGGTCTGTCCGAAATAGGAACATGATACACCGCTTATATTTGTCCCATAATTAGAACTCTTTATGTTAAATGTCAGACGTGCAGTTATATTCAATGTCATAGTCCACTTCTCATTTTCATTAGTCCATGTGTGACCCTGCGAAGCATTACTATAATAACTTGCATAATTTTTCGGTGTATAGGTGTAGTTTATTCCTGCATATACAGTATTCGTTTTCTGTCCGCTCGCATTCAATGTTATTTCTCCTGCCGGGGCATTCGAGCCTGTAGGTACACTTCTGACTATCACTGCACTACCTAACGGATGGGTTGCTGTGATGTTTGGAACTTTCTCAACGACTGTCAGTGTAACCGTTCGCGTCGTTCTGTTCATCGTCACTGTATAGGGTGATGTCTGTGTGGCGGTAACTGTTCCTACATAATTGTTAAAATACTGTGCCGTGGCTGTCATTTGTCTGTCTAATCCACTTCTATAGAAACTTCCTCCAGATGCAAGCGTTTGACCGAAATAGGTAATTGTTCCAGCAAGTGTATTGTTTGTATTGTAAATATTTGCTACTGTATTAATCACTATCTTTTGGTTGCAAATCAGATATATTCCCTGGAACTGTCCTGCTGCTGTATAAGTCAGTGCAGTATTTGGATTACTGTAATAATTAGCTCTTGTTGTCGGTGTAAATGTTACTGGCGTACCTAAATAGCATACGAAAGACACGTTACCGTTTGTATCAAGCGTCAAAGGACTTGTAGAAGCTGCCGGACTGAAATTCATCTTCATAGACGCATAAGTTGCCATCGTGAAATTAAACGTGTCTGTTCCAGAAGCCGCCTTTCTTGTTAAAGTTACAGCACTTGTACCACTATTGTTATACATATTTACTCCGTTAAAACTTTCACTGAAAAGAAAATCTTTGTGACTACTTATTATCTTATCAAGAGTACACTTGCTCAAAATCTCTGCATCCGATTTATTCTGAACATTACTTCCGGTTATGTCGAATACGGTTGCCATTTCAAGGTACCACGTCACTGGTCTACTTCCACCATTTATATAAAAATAATTGGTTGTTGAAAAACTTCCAGTAGCACCACATCTTACATAATAAGCATAAGTATACCATCCTCCTGTTCCGTTTCCATCGTTAGAAGCGACCCATTTTCTTACTGGATTGTCTCCTGTCGCATTACTTGCAAAAGTAAGCTTTCTGCCAGCAGGAATCTTTGCTCTGAAATATGCCACAAATTCCCTGTTTGCTGATGTAGATGTACCAAATGAAAAGCCTCCTAATCCTGGTGATACGGAAGAACTTGCATCTGTAGTGATTTCAATCATGTATTTAGGAGTAACCGGAACGACTTCTCCTATTCCAAGACTTACTGTCGCGGTTGAACGCGTCATTACCGCGTTGAACGGAGACGCGGTGTCTGACGTTATACTACCTCTATAATTACCGTGATATGTCGCTGTAATATCTACATTTCTTGTTACAGAACTTCTGTATAATGATACATTACCGCTACTGTCCGTCGTTCCTGTCTGATGAAAATATGATACAGTGGCACCACTCAAATTTGTTCCGCTTGGCACGTTCGATTTAACATTAATCGTTATCTTTGCCGTTACCGTCAAATCCATAGTCCACGACTGATTGGCGGCTGTATAGGTGTGTTTCTGTGTCGGGTTGCTATAAAAAGCCGGATGTCCCACTACCGTAAACGACATTTCCGTACCTATATATCCATTGAATGTCACTGCACCGTTCGCATCTGTTGTAAGTGTTCCGGTTGCACTTCCTGCCGTGTATTTTATCTGTAAGTTCTGATAATAGGTTGTTTGTGCTGGCGTTACTTCTCTTACTACAAGTGTAACTGGATTGGCTGCACGTGTCATTACAATATTGAACGGATTCGCAGAATTGTGAGCTATCTGTCCAGTATAAGATTCGAGATTTGATGCACTTACCGATATGCTTCTACCACCGCCACTCCAATAGAAAACTGCATTACCGCTTACATCTGTTGTTTTTGTCTGTGCAAAATAGTTTATCGTAGCTCCTTGTACATTTGTTCCAGGCACATTATCCTTTACATTGACCGTTATCTGTTTTGCACAAGTGAGATTCAAATCCCATGCTTCGCCTGCTGATGTAAATGTATGTGTTTGCTGATAATTCGTATAAAACGGTCTTCTGTCCGCTGCCGTTAGAATAAATGTAATTGGAATACCTAAATACGCCTCAAATGTTCGACTATCATTCGGTATCGTTCCGTTTCCTGCTGCCGATGTATAAGTCAACGTATAATTAATGCCTAATTTACTTCCACCTGGTATTACTTCGTACTGATTTATCGTCACCACATGCTTATTTCTTAGCATCGTGACATTGAGCGGTGAAGCCGTGGTAGGTGCAATGGTTCCATTTACTGTACTATAATCCTCTTTATCCAAAGAATAGTCCTTTGTCAGTGCTGACCGGAACAATGAAGCGTTACCGCTTGCATCCGTTGTCACTACCTGTTCATTGTAAGCTACCGTTACTCCCTGGATATTGTTTTTCACATATACATCCTTTACATTGACCGTTATCTTTGAGGTCACATTCAAGTTGAACGGCCATATCACACCGTCTTCGGTCCATGTATAGGATTGTGTCGGGTTGCTATAAAAAGCCGGGTATGAATCAGTCGTAAACGTGTATTCCAGTCCCTTTATCAATAACTGATTGGTATAACCGTTCTCATCCAAAGTAAGCTTTATCGTTCCTGCCTTGGATGTCATTGTAATGGTCTGATTTGACAAGTACGCCCTTCCTGCCGTACCGTACACCTCCGAAACTTGAATACCTGCGTTAATCAATTCATATTGTACTTCTACATCCAACACTGTACCGCTTTCACTTTGAGGATGGAAGAATGTATCGGATGAAACCTCTCCTGCAAGAACCTCATAGGTGTATTCTCCTACCGGAACATTCGGCATGACTATCGTTCCTTCCGCATTCGTCTCGCCCTCAAACACAATATCCGGCAATGCGTTGTTTGTCACACGTACCAAAATTCCGTCCGGTGGCAAAACTCCTTGTGTTGACACATGGAAAGTGACCGGGTACTCCTTCGCCTCCAATTCAATATCCATTCTTGTTTCTGTTCCGGTAGGCTTGAAATTCCCAGTCTTGGTATTGTAATGTTGCTTGCTTACACTGTAAGACATATTTACCGGAGATATGTACATTTGCACTATCCCGTCCGTATTGGTCGTTCCTGTCTGGTTCACAGACATTCCGTTGAACGTCACTGATGCGCCACTTAACTCACCATACAGATTGGATGTGATATATACCGGAATTCTCTTTGAACATGTATATACAAGGTCTTTTGTGTTTGCATCTTTATAATTGACTGTAGCTATTGCACCGTTTCCAGAATAGAATCCTATTGGTTGCACCTGGAAACGTTCTGCAATTCCTGCATACACTGTTTTTGTAAATTGTCCGCTTACATTCGTCGTTACATTCGCACCCGAAGATGTACCGTTGTCGTTGTAATAGCATGCAAGCACAAGACCTGTCTTTACCGGATTTGATGCTGTAGTCGAAATAGAGGGTATTATTTCTTTTACCGTGAATGTGACTGATTTCGTTCTTCTTGTTAATACTGCTGAATGCGTCTTGTCCGTAGGCAGATAGATGTTTTCTGTCTTGCTGTTGAAATTACTGTTTCCTCCTCCATAGGTTATCGTATAATTTCCAGGCGGTATATTGAAATTTCCATTTCCTTGCGATATCAATTGTCCGCTTGCATTCGTCGTTCCAGAAAAACTATATGCTTGTGAAGATGTTCCACCCCATGCACTCGTAACCGTTACCGGACAACTTTCTGCCGCCTTAGAATAAGGATTGTTTGCTGTCAATGTTAGACTGAACGTCATTGCAGCATAGCCCATGATTATATCCAGGTAATCAGCCGACAACGGGGGTGTGAATGTTCCGGTCTTTTTCGTATGGTCTGTTACTGTACACTCATAACTCATTGCAATAGGTGAAATGTACACTCTTGCCGAACCATCACTTCCGGACGTAACGGTTTGAGGCAGTGACATTCCGGACACCTTTATAGTCGCATTTTCAAGCGGTCTTAGGGTATTCTGCTGTTTTACTCTCAATTCAAGCCTTTTTGAAGCCGTTATTTCCATCAGTGTAGGTACACTCGCACCAAAGCCCCAGTTCTTGATTAGCAGACCTTCATTCTCATAGAAACCTTTCTCTTTTATTGTCAACTGATAATCAATACCCGGCATTACTTCCGGAAATATCTTTCCTGCCGCATTCGTCGTGTATTCCCGTACATTGTCGTTGTACATGTTCTTTACCGAAACAACAATTCCGGCCTTAACCGGATTGAAGTTCAAAGCAGCTTTCTGTTCAGCAGTTATCTTTACAGTCACCTGGCTTACCGGGGTCGTTATCGTCACGTCCACATAGAAAGCCCTTGGCTCTGCATCACGTGTCACATTCGGCTGCACTGTCAACATCGTGCCTTCCAAAGAAGCTATTTCATCATTCGATACATTGAATTTCAATTCAGCACCTCCACTTGCAAAATCGTATGGCTCGTCCTCACCACCGATTTCTGCACGTCTGAAAGTCTTTACATGTTCCATCAAATCAAACGTCACTCCTTTGTTAGGAACAACGAAGTTTTCCGGTGTATGAACTATATAATAATAACTATCATTGGATAATGTTTCTGCCGCATTCTCGCCACTGAATCTTACTGTAGTAGCATCACCGGACACACCGGGAATATTCTCTATTACGTCAACTTCCGGTTCGATTTCCCTTCTTGTCATAGTGAAAGGAAGGTCTATATCCTTCAGTTTTTCGAGTGTTATCGCCTGGTTTTCTACTGCGTCATAATATCTGTGTGTCGCATTCCAGGTATATTCCCCTGCTTCCGCTCCAAGCTGCAACACACCTATGTCATTCGTGTAGCCAGAATCCACCTTAATTCCGGTCCCTTTGTTTATCAATTCGATATATACACCGGAAATAGGAGCCTTCGTTATCGCGTCCGTTGCGGTATATGTTATTACCGTGTCTCTCAATTCCAGGTAAATTGTTTCCGGTACATCCTGGTCCTTGATAGTCACCGTTCCGGTATATCTCTTATAGTTTCTGTGCGTTACCGTATATTCATAATCACCGTTTCCAAGTGTCACACTTGCAACACCATTGACGTTCGTGACACGCGTCTCTCCGTTTATCTGCAATTCCGCACCCTGGATATAGTTGCCGTTCTCAATGTCACGTACAGTCAAGCGAAATGTATAGAAAGCTTGCTCCAGTTCCACAATCTTAGATACTTCCGAACCTTCCACCACTATAAAATCATTGACAGACATATAGCCGGACTTGAAAGCCGTATATTCATAGGTCCCGTTCGGCAAGCTTATAATCGCTATACCTTCCTTGTCTGTTAGATAGGTAGAACCATTTATCTTTATCGTTGCTCCTTCCAAAACCATATGGGTAGCAGAATCCAGCACTGTAAACTTTATCGCATACGGAATTGCCGTCATTTCGACGAGAATACAATTAGGGTCTTCTCCGACAATCTCAATTTCCTTTACAAGGTCTTGATAATCTTCTTTTGCAACCCTCATTTCATATTTCCCGGTTTGCAGCCCCATGCTTGCCTGCCCTTCGTTATCCGTCTTTTCCTTTATGTCATTTATTGTGATGTTTGCTTCCGGAATATAAATACTTCTGTTTCTGTCAATTACAGCAAAATTTACATTCATTTTTGTAAGGAACATTCTTTGAAATATATCTACTGGCTGATTTTCAACCGTAAATACACTTTCTATGGTCTGGAAACCCGATTTTTCAAGCTTGTATTCATAGGTTCCCGGCTCCAAATTAATGACCGCCTGTCCCTTATCGTCCGTTTCAGACGTGTACACGCTTGTCGTCACCTTGACACCCTGCAAAGGCGCTTCTCCTTCATATACAGTAAACGTAACCGAATAGGGTGTTGCAATGAAATCATTTATGTTTATATAAATAGGGTTGTTCAGAACGACAAACTCCCCTGTCTTTTGCGTCCAGTTCGTTTTTGATAATATGTACGAGTATTCCCCATTTTCCAAAAGAATGTTGGCCGTACCGTTACTGTCCGTAATGATTACCTTGTTTCCTATTGTTATGTATGCACCCGGTACGGCTACATTCTTGGTATTGGTTACGGTAAACGAACACAAGTATTTCTGTGACGCTATAACCGATTGAGAGCCTTTATATATATCGCTTTCTCCTGCCGGATAGAAAATATTAGACAAGCTGCTACCCGAATCATACAGAATGTTTCCTTCCAGGTCTCGCATTCTGAATCCCTTAATACGAGGCAACATATTCAAAGGCACTTCTTCGTCAAAATAGGGGAAGAAGTATTCGTCCGGTACATACTTCACGCCTTCCGCAGTCTTCACAACTTCCAGCAAATCATCCCATTCTACCTTTTTGCCTGCTTCCCAGAAACGGAAATCCAAATACTTAGTCATTGCAATCTGGATATTTTTTCTTACATCCGCAATCACTGCATTAGGTGACAATTCCACACGGAAATCTACCCCCTCTTCACCACCTACATACATCCATTTTGCGTTTTCAATCACAATTCCAAGCGTATTCCCCTGCAAATCAAGTTCGGTCAATCCGAAATAGGGTGTAGCTTTTGTAAGCAATTCTTCCAATTCATCGTCCGTAAAGAAAGACCCGTTTTGGGTTACAAGGTAGATGTGCGTCTTTCCGTCCTCACCCAGCCCGACATTCATAACCTTTAAAATGCGCGGGTCCAAATCCTGGAATATTTGCGTCCAGCCTTCCATAGTGTCGGTGGAAAGCTTGTTGTTGTAATTTATTATTCTGTTTCTGAATGTTTCATCGTCCTCATAATCACGTCCACCAATAGCTGCATATTCATTCGTGCACTCTATATGTGTCAACGGTCTTGGTGATACTTCGGTAATACTGTTCGCCTCCACATTGGTAGCAGACCCGGTGATAACGCTTCTTACACTGATATATCCATATCCCGACTTATCAACCGTAAAAGGCTGGTCTACAGTAAATTGCACTCCATTCTTTGAAATAAACTTTGTCCCTACCTCATAATGCGTGCCAGGCTCGGCAAAAACACGTACATAAGTAGAGGAACCAAGCGCTTCTTTTCTCGGACTTACACCGAACAACGCGGCTGATTTGTCCAGATATTCGCCTGTTGCCGACTTTGGGAAAATCTGCGCCTCCACTATGGCAATATCCTTTATCGCTTTTTGCGCCACCTTTGCAGTACCATAAGCGACGCCATTAAGTACAGAACCGTCCGCAATGTTTGAAACGCGGTCGGTCTTGTTTAAAAACATTTCAATCCACAAATTCTTTAAATTTGCAATCGTATTCGCTGTTTTAGTAATCATTGTAAATATATTTAAATAGGAACATTAATAACAAAATCTTCTCTCGTCACGGTTGTAGCCTTCACCTTCATAAACACCGCGTCTTCTTTTTTTACCAAATCAAGAAGCTCTGCACTCGCCCATCGGTTATCTCTTTGGAACATGTTCATAAGGGCCTTAAATATTACCGGGTATTGTATTGCATTTGTTGTCTGACCTACAAAATCAGATGGAAGTCCGTAGTCCTTGAATTCCGGAATACAGCCTTTCAAAGCCTCCAATATGATTTTTAATGCCTGCTCCATAGATGTACCGAATTTCTTCACCTTCAAATCATCATTCTTAAACTCAAACTCCGTATCTATGTCTTTACCCAACACGTTCTCGCCTACCAGTGTATCTACCACATTATCCACATAATTCACACCGACATTCCGAAGATTGACTGCAAATGTATTGCTTCCTTGTCCTGCCTTATAGTCCTCTTCTATAATGTATTGTGGTGTGGTTATAGAAGTCCAGTCGTCTTCCGGGTCCGTCATTGCAATTTCTTCCGCTACATTCTCAAACGTCTCGCCTGTCCTTAGCTGCTTGTCAAGCTGTAGGGTGTTCTGTCTTCCAAGCGTTGCACTTCTTAACCATCTGTCAGAATTTTTTATTGTCAATATCTTTGTTTCCACTTCCGAAAAGTTGTCTAATATTTCCCACATAGAAATATCGTCCAACTTGTTTTCATGGAGTTGAAACATAGGCTCTACGATATTGATTTGTGCAATCATCTTGTCAAGTTCGTAGAATGACTGTGCGTTTATCTCGCCTCCTTGGTAATAGTCCACTATATAGGGGTAATGATTATTACAAAAATCAACATAACCCTGGAAGAACTTCTTTATGTCGTACCCTGTAATATTCTTGAATTTGGCGTATGCCGTTTCCATTACTACATCCATCCTTTATCCTCCTTTTATAACAACGTTGCCAAAGAAGCCGCCAAATCGTTCACACCTTTCTGTATTGCTGCGGCCGTACAAATTTTAGTGAGTGCTGTTTTTGCTTTCTGTTCTCCTGCTACAGCTTCCAAAGGCGCTATCGCTGTCATTGTAAGCGAATATTCCCAAATCATATTGCGCTGCAAACTCTGATTCAATACCAACCCTGTAGGAGGTACAACTACCAAATAACTCTCACCCAAAGCCATATTATAAAAGTAAAGACGGAATGGCAAGCCGTCCTTATCCACACCGTTACTTTTTGATATGATAGCTTGCAATATCTTCGTGCATCCATATCCGTTCTTAACAGAGGGGTCGAACGAAGCCGACTTTAAGGAGTTCGTATTTTTCCCCGAAACATCGCTTAAACTCCATTTCCCGGCTGACAGACTATAGGCCGCTCCTGCCAAACTTGACGCACCACCGCCAAGCGACAACAACAACTTGAAAGTACGTCCGAAATCTCCTCTTATCGTTATGTCCTGCGGTACAAAAGTAGGAGAAGACAACACCGTAACACCCCCTGCCGTATTCCTTATGTTTTCCCTTTTTGCTTCCGTCTTGCTTATCGCATTCGGGTTAATCGGGAACGTGAAAAAATCTATCGTATTGTTCTTTGAATCCGCCAATTCAAGCGTACAAAGATACACCTCAAAATCATTAGGAAATTGAGATGCAAGTATAGCTCTTCCGGCTGTCTCTATCAAAGACCCTGCTTTCTGTATTGCTGATTGTGCGACGTTTGCCATAATCTTTTCTTATCGTTTTCAAAAATACAAAATTATTATCAATCCGAAAAAGTTACCGTGCTTTTTATTCCATCAAACTGTAACGGGTTTACTGCCGCTACCGCACCAACCCCGGCACCGAATCCGGCTTTACCCCCGTCCATCGCTGCTGAACCTGCAAGCGCTGTTTGCCATGCGTTCTTTAGCGTCATTATCTGGTTCTCCACATTATTCAATAGCTGTATCAAAGTGTTCGCCAGTGTTAGAGGTTCCTTCGCATTGTTTATATTGACTTTCTGTCCGGTCATAAGCTTTATTAGATTCTGCGTTAACTGAATCATTTCCGCATCATTGTCATATCCCAGCACTACACCGCTTTCATCCATTGTTATATGGCTTTTCCCGTCGTGGAAATTAACGTCTACAGTGTTGGGGTCGGCCTTTATTACGGTTGTCTTGTCCTGGGTCTTCCACGTAAAATTGGCTCCCTCCATGTTCATAGTGAAACGCCTTATCTCCTTATCCTTTTCTTTCACGTCCTCGACCACGTTAACGACTTCCGCAATGACTTCGTTATATCCGGTTACCTTCACCTTCTTGGAAGCCACTATCTCGGCTTCTCCCGAACTCTGCAATCTTATCTTATGTTTTTCGTTACCTCCTAATGTAACGTTGAAATTTACGGGCTTCTCTATAGAAGTAAGGTTCATGTTCCATTCCTGGTTGCGTGGGTCTATCGTCATAGACATAGTTACTCCTTCCACCTGTTTTTTCATCCGTATAACATCCTCGCTCCATGCCGGAACTTCATCATTGCCTATAAAGGTGCCTATGACTGTAGGCTGATTTAAAAAATCGCTGCTCGCTATCATTACCTGGCATCCCTTCTCCCCCGGTTTTTCGGGAAACCATATGTTATTGATAGCCTCGTTGGTAATACGTGCATCATTACGGAATATACCGCCTTCCATCATCACGGCAACTATATTCGTCCTAAATACCGTATCTATATACGCTTCCCTGCCTACATCCGTGGGTATCATTATATACCCTTTCATTATAGGCGGCAAATTGTTACTGCTTATTCTTGGTACTCCTCCTGCCATTATTCAAGTCCTCCGAAATATTTCCTGTTCAAAAAATAGTCAAATTGCTGCTTGTCAACAGTCGGGTTATCGTAGGACGTTATCTGTCCGCTTTCCGCTTCCTTCGCCTTCTGCCTCAAACCGCTTAAATCCACCAACTTAAAATAATCGGGTGTAAATCCGGACGCTGATTTTTCAGAAACCGAATTGTCGTTTCTTTTTACCGCTTCCATCAGATTTCCTTTAAGTATAGGTACATAGAATCCTCTTTCCACCTGTAAAACGGTACGTCTGTCCACCCCGTCACGGTTAAATGATATAGTGTTGGTTACGTTCGTCACATAGAAAAACTCGTTCGTACTTTGGTTCAGCACGAAAGTTCCCACCTTTATGCGTCTGTCCCCGTTTATTTCTATCGTTCCGCACCGGGTAAAAGGTACATACATGTTGCTTTCGACAAGATAAATCAAATCATTCAGCATTGTTGCCTGGTAAGTAGAAAATATCTTCTGGTTTTCCGCTCCGTTCTGTATCATGCGAATACAGTACATGTCCACGAAATCCATTTTCCTGTTACCCCATCGTTCCACATACTCTTCCAGGTACACAATAGGAACAAAAGCCAATCCTGGTTTGTCACGTCCACCTACCTGTGCATTCTGTGCGTGCAACTGGAACCAAGTGTAAACCCGTGGGTCATAGCTCAAATTATACGATATTACATTATCCGGTGTTATCGTAATATAGTTTTCCGACTTGAAAGCGTCTTTTATTGCCTTCTCCGTAAACGGTGGCTGTCTTACAATGACATCAATCGTGTTTATATAGGTGTCAAAGAAAAATTCTGTCAACGGATATTGGCAAATGCGTTCCATGTACTGCATCAGTGTTCCGTTCGGGTTCCCCAGCCCCGTATCTGTCACAATCCTTTCCATTATATCCCCAGACACTTGCAGCTTGACAATCTGCCATATTCCCCTCACCTTCAAGTCCTGCTGTCCCGGAATGCTGTATGCCGTTATCCGCTTGTCTCCCCATGAAGAGAAAACTTCATCACTACACAATCCGATAGAAGACATTATATTAATAATAAACCAAATACATTCATTTATCGTTTTGTACCCCAAATTCCATACAAATTGATACTCACCACCGAACACATTACGTCCATTCCATACACCACCTGTTTTTCTTAATAACCAGTTCTGTACAGTATCATTGACATTTTCCAAAGGTATGAAATAACTTCCGTCCTCCACAAACATTTTTGCAATATCGCGTCCGCTTATGACGGTACTCTTTGAATTGTCTTCCGAAGAATAGGTTTCCATTACGCTGTCTACAAAACCTATCATATCCCAAACATTATAGTTCGGCCCGTTATTGGCAAGCTTGTTCAACGGTACAAACAAATCGTTGGCATTTTCACTGTCCGAACTTCCTTCCAGTCTCAGCCGCTCAAACCGGATAAACACTATGTCGTTTATCTGTACCACTTTTTCAAGATAGGATTTATAATCATATCCTTTAGGGGTTACAACTGGGAATATATCATAATATCCTGCACCGTACACGTTCGACATATTGGCATCCTTGAAGGGTGTTATGTTAATCGAAAACGTGCCGTTCTTGAATCCTTTGTCGGTAGAACATGTATTGACGAACTGGCTTACATCCACAACCTTGTTTATAGCCTTACAGTATATCCACACCTTAATGTTTATAGGTTGTACTTTTGTCCTTACCGACATTTCCTCGTCCAGTGCAACCACATTGTCAGCTACATATCCTTCCTTATCCTGTAGAAGCTTTGTCAAATTTTCAGACCAATAAGCCGAAAAATCGCGTTGCTTCATGAACATATCGCTCTTTGACGCTTTTTGTATAAGCAAAGGAGAATCCTTTATAGGAAAAGAAAGAGGGGTATTCGGCTTTATATACGGCAAATTCTTGTTTGAATACTCGTTCTTGTACTTCTCTTTCTCCCAATCGTCATATGTAGCCCAGATAGCATCCAGGTTTGAAATTTTGGAAATCTCGTTTACCACGTCCATAAATTCCGGAACCGACAGTTTCTTTGCTTCCGGTGTATCTGGTCCCAGCCCTTTTTGCCAATCGTCTATAAACGTTTGGGGTTCTACGTTGTACTTATAACTCTGTATGTTAAATATATTTACTCTCATCGTTCTTGCTGTATCACTTTATTTGCTTCTGAAACCGCCATATTACCAACTCTTTCCCTTGCCCAATCATCCAAAACGCGCTTAAACCATTGTGACAACATTCTGCCAGCTTCAACCCCCGAACTAACATTTTCCGCATTTACAAGACCTGCTCCACCCGATACCATAGACCGCGTAACCGGACCGGATTCTACGGGTTTCTCTTTTTCTTTTGTATTATTGTCAATATTAGTCAACAATCTAACAATCTCTTTCAATTGTTTTGCACCTTCCGACATCTGGCGATTCATATCACCTGCCAAAATGGTTTCCCCGGCACCTACAGTCCTCCGTGCTGCGCCCCTGTCATAAGCTTCTGCGGGCGTTTCCTTAATCCTTTGACTTGCCTGTTTATACAAGTCAAACAGATTGCTTACAAGCTTAGACGGGTCACTATCCTTTTGTATCGTAGAATTAATGTCATTCCAGGACAAATTAGGGAATATTTCGGACATTGCCAAACGTAACTGTTCAGAACCTCCCCCAGTACGTTCTACAACCCTATTCAAAAAGTTTTCCATAACTTCGGGGTTTGCTGCCCCTGCACGTATCTTTTCCAATTCTTCTTGAATTTCCGAATAGGATGTTTTGTCCGGCATAACTTCCTGGATAGACCGTACAAGCATTGCGTTTGTCACCTCGTCTTTTGACATCCCCTGTCCGGTGAACGCCTGTTGTACCCTTTCAAGTTGTCTTCCCTGCAATCCGGTTGCCTGGCGTATTCCGCTAAACATCGCTGCAAGCTGTCTTGCATCAAAATCACCACGTTTGGAAAGAATCTGGTCCGACTGTGTAATGAAAGTATCTAAACTTTCTTCCATTGTAGAGGCTATCTGCTCGAACGGAATGCCTAAATTTTTCATTGCCTGTTCGAACTCTCTGATAATCGCAGAAGCCCCGGTACCCGAATTCTGGTCTCCGAACCTCATTGCTCCCTGCAAACGGTTGACTGCATTAGGTGACAATCCGAACAGTCTTTCGGCAGCCATGACGGACTGCGTTTCCCTTAATGCATACGGGTCGTATTCATTGCCACCGACAAAACGTCCTCCTCCTGCACGTATCAATTCGGCACGTCTTCCAAGGTATGAAGCGTAATCCATACCAAGTGATTCGGCTGCATAACTTCCTTCCCTTCCGGCTTGTCTGAACGCTTCCCCGGCTGATACACCCATAACCTGTGCATACGGGATAACACGTCTTTCGCCTTCCGCGTATTTCCCGAAAGTTGCCATCATCTTTTCTGCTGCAAGCTGTGCTGGCAACTCTATGCTTTTTGCTATCGTGTCACCAATTAGAGGAATCCACCTAAAAGCGTCTGCCTGGTTAGCGGCTTGTAACCGTGTATAATTTGCGGCCGTTTCCACGGTTCCTTGGTATTGGGAACGCGCTTCAAATTCCTGCTGCCGGAAATATCTTTCTGACAATACGTTCTTGGCGGTATTGAATGCCGTCAAAGCCCCCAAACCGCCCAATATTCCTTTTAATCCTCCTCCGAATATATTTAGTCCTCCACCGTTTACACCCGTGCTTCCGGTAGGTGGCACAATCCCCCCAGGCATTCCAACTCCACCACCTATACCATTACTGGAAACGGCTTTCTGTATTTCTTCCAATATGTTTTCTGCACTGTCTTCTATAACAGATACGGAATTTGCAATAGTTTCCAGGTAACGGGTAATACTGGTTCTTTGGTTTTCCTCACCCGTTCCTTTTTCAAGTCCTCTTAAAGCGGAAATGACATCACGTCCTATATTATCCGTTACCACTCCCAGTCTTGTAATTGCACGTATTATCCCCTCGTCCGAAAACTTGATTTCCGTCTGTCCGTTATCCGTTATTTCCGGTCTTCTCTGTATTCTATCGTCTTCCCTTAATAGAGGTCTGTTCGGTTGTTCTGAAACGACCTCCAAATTCCCCTTTTCCCTTATAGCGGTTGTATTCTCCGTTATTGTCTGGGTATTCTTTTCAATATTTACAACATTCTCGGTTATATTCTCCGTATGCCGTGAGTTGTCCGTTCTGTTTTCGCTGTTATCCTGGAAGTTCTTGGAATTATCAACGTTCGTAACGGATTCGTCTATATTCTCGACGTGTCTGTTTATCTCCCTTAATATTTCCTTCTGCGTTTCCTTTGTTGTCGGTTCTTCTCTTTCTACACCTCTTTCTATAGGGGTAACTCTTTCCCTTTGCGGTTTCCGTGTCAAATCCCAGGTCATAGAACCAGTTTCCTCATCTATGATAGGTTCCACGTCCGGTATGGGTTCCTGGACTTTTCTTCTCCTTCTTCTGGGCGCTGGTCTTTCTTCCGGTTCTTCTATAGGCAAAGGTTCTTCTACATCCGTTTCCATTTCCGGTCTTTGCCCTTTCCGTCTTGGTTCCGGCTGTACGGTTTCCTCTTTTCTTCTTGGCGATACGTCCCATGTAATAGACCCGGTTTCGGGGTCTATGATAGGCTGTTCCGGTCTTGGAAGTTCTTCTGTAGGCGGCTGTCTCCTTATCGGTCTTTCCGGCATAGGAGACGGTTTTTGCATTGTGGTTGCATCAATGGCAGCAGACTGTCTTTTAAGGTCAAGTAACAGTCTTTCCAGCTCATTACGGTCTTCCATCAATGCAAGTTGTTCCCGTAGCTGTGCAATGCTTTTCTCGGCTTCCTGTGCACTCTGCATGGAAGCTTGGTTTATCTCGCGGTACAAAGAAACCGCCTCTTCTCTCAACTGTCTTAGCGGTGTGGTATCGGCCGCTATCCTAATCCTCTTATCCTCTGCCATTATTCCTTATCCTTTTGGCTTTCCTCGTATTCGGCCATCCGCGCCATTTCTTCGCGGAAGGCTTCAATCTGACTTTGCGTTATCTCCTTGGTATCGGTTTCCTGGTCCACCATTTCGTCATAGGAATCTTTCAGCCATTCACCGATATTCGGAACGTATTCAACTTTCTTTTCCTCGTCCTCCAAAGCCTGCTTGAACATCCGGTCTTCCTCGAACTCGAAAAGTTGTTGAAAAAAAGAACATTTCTTGTGTTCCTCGGACATGAAAGCAATGTTATGTTTCTTTCTATACCATCTGTCAAGCGGAAACTTGTTATTCCATCTGACTACAAACGTTCTGAAATCTTCCTTTTTATCTCGCTCCATCATACAAAATCAATCAAAAGTGGGGGTATAACCCATAACAGACTATACCCCCACACTCCTCTGAATAACTAAACATTCAAACTATAGTGATTCTCGCTTGAATCCTTTTTATCGGTTGGGGTTCATCATTTTTTCAACTTCCTTAATAAAAGGCAAAACCTCCTTATTGTAAATATCCCTTACCTCCACGTAGTCCTTGATACCAAGCTGTTTGAAAGAAGTTACCTTCATATCTGCCAGCAAGTCCGGCAACATCACTGTAAGCGTCGCTTCAATATCTATCATATCCAAAGCATCAGCCGCAGCCTGCGTTCTGTTACCCAGCAAGGTATTGTAATATCCACGACCTAAAAACTGCTTCTGCGTTTCAATCTCGTAATATTGTCCTACTGTAGGGAAGGACATCTTATATTCATGCCCTTTAATTTTAATTATCTTATCCTCCATAATCACAAAATGTTATATACGTTACAAATATACATCATTAATTAGTTAAATCAAAACTTAATCCTCCTTTATCTAAAAACATGGGGTAATTATATATTACTTTACAGCAATACATATTGACGCTTCACCGCCCCGGCTACTGCCGACCACTCCACGTCCACAATCCCGTCTACCACGGGTGATTCTCCTATGAGGTTCTGACTTTGAAGTCCGAACCTTTTTATGTTTATCGCGGCTAACAAATCCCTGTCGTTCAATTGGTTACAATTAGGACACGTCCATTCTCGCTGCGACAATTTCAGTTCATGGTTCACATATCCGCAAGTGCACATTTTGGAACTTGGCTCGAATCTTCCGATTTTTAGAAGGTTTCTTCCGTTCCATTCGCACTTGTACTGCAATTGTCTGAAAAATTCGTTCCAGCTTGCAGATGATATGTGCTTTGCAAGGCTATGATTCTTCAACATTCCGTTTATATTCAAGTCCTCAATGATTATCGTTTGGTTTTCACGGACAATCCTTGACGTGACCTGGTGTATAAAATTTTTACGGCAGTTGGTTACTTTCTCATAAGCCCTTGCAAGCCTTATTCTTGCATTTTCTCTTCTATTGCTTCCTTTTTGCTTTCTTGAATACCTTCTTTGCAATACTTTCAATCTTTGTTCGGCTCTTTCAAGGTATTTCGGGTTCTCATAGACTTGTCCGTTTGAAATAACGGCAAAATCCTTTATCCCTACATCAATACCGACTGTCGTATCATACTTTATATCCGGTTTTTTAGGAAGTTCCTTACCGTCGTCAACAAGAACGGAAACATAATATTTCCCGGTTGCTGTCTTGGTTACCGTTACGGTTCCTATCTTTCCCTCAAAAGTCCGGTTTTTATAGAATGAT